GTAAGTCGCAGTTGCGGCGGTTTCTTCCGGGTGAGCACAACAAGCTGACCACGCGTTGTAACACCCCAATTCAGGGGGCTGGTGCGGCGGTGTTGAAGCGGACGCTGGGGAAGTTGTGGCCGCTGCTACGCAAGGAAAGTGACGAGGTGGTGCAGCTTGCTGGCGTGGTCCACGACGAGGTGATCTTGTTGGTGCGGGAAGATCAGGCGGAGAGGTGGGCGCTCCAGTTGGCTAAGACGATGGAGGAGGCTGAGGCGGAGTGGCTTGGGGTGGTGCCAGCGCTGGCTGAGGCGCATGTTGGGGAGTCTTGGCTGGAGGCGAAATGAGGCCCAAGCCGTTGCGGTGGTATGTGGTGGTAATGCGGTGCATTGGGGGTCCGCTCCATGAGTACAAGGTGGAGGCGGAGGATGCGTTCCAAGCGCACCAGCAGATACAGGAGCTGTTTCCGGGTAAGACTGTGGTCAGAATTGCGCTGGCACCCGGGTGGGATGATGGCTAAGACAGGGCGGCAGATCATCATGGAGCGGCTGTACGCTGCGATCCGCAAGGCCACTACGGCGGATCTGCAGCGGGCCGCCATGTTCCTGGAGTGGGCCTTCGATGTGCGTAAGGGGTGTGCCAGACAGCGGATGGCGGCTAGGCAAGCGCAGTCGGAGGCGTGGAAGAAGAAGGTGGACGCTCCAGCCCGTTGGTAGTGCTACTATGTAGCAGAGTAGACCGCACGGGTATGCCGCTTAAGCACGGTTCAAAATTCTATTGCCAAGTGCTTTTAGACCCCAACCGTTATGGGCTGGTGGTGAAGCTGGCTGAGAAGGAGAACAAAAGACCCACGGCATTGATGAGGGAGATGATTTATGCGGCGTTGGAGAAGATGTCACTGACGTCGGATTACAAGGCGGCGGAGGCGGCGGATCATGCGATGTGGGCAGAGTCGGTAAAACGACGAGTAGAAGGCAGACAACGCTCCAAGCAACAGGGAGATTCATGACGCGGTACGTGATTTTGTGTGGAGACAAGTACGTGGCGGCGGCGCAGCCCGACACGAGGAAAATTTTGTTGACTGAGGCGCGTGAGGATGCTGGGTCGTGGTCGACCTACGAGCGCACCATCAAGGCGGCCAGGTTTGTAGAGGAGGTTACTCGCGTTCCAGTGATCGTGCAGGCCGTAGAGGAGCCTGACTATCCGAAGTCCTGGAATGTCGAAGACTAAGCAGTGGGTTGAGGTGGAGGTGTGGCTCCCGGGGCGTGGGGCGCTGCGGACGTTGGTGCCAGGGGAGAACTGGGAGGAGGCCCGTACTTACGCGGAACGTAAGTATCGGGGGTGTCTTGTGTTGTTGCCCGGGCAGGTTAAAAAGCCCGAGCTGGCGCGGTCGAAGAATGGGGCGGAGAAGGATGCCCGGGCGATGCTGAAGAGGCGTCAGCAGGAGTCGCGGTCGTAGCCGCAGATAGCGGCCAGGTTGTTGGCGGCTTCGCGGATGGCCCAGTCGGTTTTGATGCGTTCCAGGTGGTAGAGCTGGTTGAGGAGTTTTGCGGCTTGGTGGAGTTCGTCGATGTTGCGGGCCGCGTGGAGTTGGTCCAGGTAGCGCTCCTGGGCGTGCTGTGTGAGCTGGTGCTCCAGGCGGGGTTCGAGGGGGTTGTGCATGTCAGACGGGGTGGATTTGGAGGAGCCAGCCGGAGTCGGGGCCGTCGATGAGCCAGCGGGGGAGCCAGTTCTTGCGGGAGTATGTGATGCTTGCGCCGCCTTTGTTGCTCACGTAGCCACCTTTTACGAGGTCGGCTTCGCCGTTGGGGTCGTTGTGGATGAAGTGGGTGGGGGTGAAGCCGGTGACGACGCTCCAGTGGCCGGAGCCGTTTGGGGCGGAGACGGGACCGCGGTGGAGCCAGCCGACTGGGGTGGGGCGGCCTTTTTCGAGTTGTTCCTCCAGGGTGGAGGCGGTGGCGTCTTGGATGAAGGTGGCGGCTAGGCCCAGGGAGCGGAGGGCGCTGAGTTGGGCGGAAACGTCTGTGCTGTCGCCGTATTTGCGGCGGATGACGTTGTAGGCGTCGTCGTTGCCGATCTTGCCCCAGTAGCGGGCGACCATGGCGCAGCTGGAGCTGAAGCACTCGCGGTAGCCGGTGCCGCTTTTGTTGTCGAGTTGGTACTCGTAGGGGACTTTGAGGGTGCAGGTGCCAGCGGTTTCGGGTTTGACCGCGTGCTGATCCATGAGTTTGATCAGCTTTTCGGGGTAGGTGGGGTCAGTGGCGTAGCCCTGCTTTTGCAGCATCCGGGCGGCGTCTTCGCGGGATGCGGCGTTGTTGACGCCTTTGTAGGTTTTGAAGTCTTTGTACCAGTGGTCGACGAGGTAGCAGACGCAGGTCTGGATGTCCGGGAAGTCGATGAAGGAGTCAGTGATGGTGACCCACTGGTTGTTGAGGAATTCTTGGGTTTTGGTGGCGGTGCCTTCGCCTTTGAGGCCGAAGAAGTTGTTGCGGCCCGATGTTTTGGTGCCGTGGGCGGATTCCAGGGCCCATTGGGCGGCGACCAGTTCGGGAAATTTGGCGCCAGCGATGCGGGCGGCTTTGGTGATGCCGTTCCAGTCGTTGGTGATGGCCAGGATTTTGCCGCTCTGGCTCCAGGTTTTGAACCAGGGTTGGTTGCGGCTGAGGATGTTGGGGTCGGATTTGTAGATGGCTTCCTGCAGTTCTTGCAGGGCGGCCATCTGGTGGGGGAGGGCACGGTAAAACCGGCACAGATCCAGCAGACGGAGGGAGGAGGGGTTAGTCACGGCGCCAGGGGGCGTGGATGGATATCGGGCCGCCGAGCTTCTGGGACTCTCCGGTCTGCAGCTCGGGATCTATGGGGTGGTCAATGGTCGTGGGAGAGTCGGTGGGTGGGGGCTGGCTGTTGTGCCAGGTGGTGATTTCCGCGTCGACCTTGGCTGGGAGCGTGCGCTCGAACCACCATTTGCGGATGGCTGATTCGAGGTCACGCTCCAGGGCAGGTTTGCCGAAGCGGATCAGCCCTTTTTTGCCTTGAGGAGGTTAAGGATTTGGAAAACAAGTTGGACGATGCTGTTGCTCTTGAGGGGGGACAGAGCAATCAGCTCGGAGGCGGCGGCGACCACGATCCAGAAGGCTGGATGCGACAGGAAGTCCATGAGATGTAGTAGGGGACTTTTCTGTGTAAGTCTAACTGTGGTGGCAAGCGTTTTAGCAATAACGCTGTTTCTGTCGCTACCGTTGGGGTAGCTGCTGCGCGGTGTGGATTACATCGACGAGCAAGACGGGTTTGTTCGTAAACGCGAGGCTAAGGCCAGGTTTCGAGAGCAGATATTGAAGGGCTGGGATTACAAATGCGCGTATTGCCGCGAGCCGCTTGGCAAGTCGGGGACGCTGGATCACGTGCGTCCCAAGTCGAAAGGTGGTGAGACGGTGCCATCGAATTTGGTGGCGTGTTGCCTGTCGTGCAACACCCGGAAGAGTTCCACGGAATGGTCAGCGTGGTTTCGGATGCAGGAGTTCTGGGAGCCGCATGTGGAGGATGCGATTCAGTGGTGGTTGAGTCAGTGAGTTGACTGGTTTGGGGGGAGCCAGCCCATGGATTCGGCGTACATCATGGCCATCCACAAATCTTCAACATATCTACAGGATCCGCGGGTGCAGATGCGGTAGTAGATGCCGCCGTCGTCGCCGCGGATGGTGTCGATGTGGAAACTTTGGCCCAGGTCTTCGGTAGAGATTACTGAGGACATGATGGGGGACGGGATTCCAGTACGGTGACTCGTTGTTCGACGCGGTTGAGGCGGCCGAAAGTTTCTTTGCGGTCCTCTTTGATGTCGTTGTGGAGCACTTCGAGTTGGGTGGCGATGTGTTCCACGGCAGCGGTGAGGCGGATTACGGCATCACGTGCTTCGTCGCTGCGGCGACTGAAACCCATCGCGCCCATAGCGGCCACGCTGATGGAGGCTCCAGCAACAGCAGCGAGGATCTCGATCATGGTTATAGCCTAGCGGCCTTGGCCCCGGCGGGGTTTCTTGCCGCGGCGGCGGGGCCGGCTGTTCTGGCCGTAGCCGATGCTGGTGGTCTTGGGTGGCCCGGGTTGGTGATCAATCCGGGCGGCGCCAGTCTTGGCTTTGACGGCCATCAGAATCCGCTGCTGGTGCTGTTGTTGCTAAACAGCACGGTGTCGTCGCCTTGGGGGGCAGCGGGCTGCGGTGCGTAGGGATCAGATGGCCAAGCGGAGTAATCCGGGCTGGTGATGTAGGCCGCGAGTGCCTCGGTATCGGCGGTGTTGCGAATTTCGTAGTTTTTGCTGCCTGAGGCAAGGCGGATTTCTTCGCGCCAGGTCCGTAAGACGGGGTCGGCTGTTTTGCCGTTATCGGCCTCGCGGATGATGATCCAGTCCGTAGGGGCCAGCAGCGTGTTGGCGGTGGTGCGTGTCTGCTGCATCCACTGCTCGACCAGTTGCGTGTGGTCCTTCGGGATCAGTTTGCCCTCGGCGTCGTAGCCCCAGTAGAAGCGCTGATCGTATGGCTGAGGATCCGGCACCTCCGTGATGCCAATCGCCTTGCGCTCCTGCGGGCTGCTCAGCCTGAGCCAGTTGGCGGGGTACTGAATGCCAGCGTGCTTAAAAGGCACGTCCAGAGCCAGGGGTTTGCCGTCGAGAAGAAACACAGTGGTTCAGGCGTCTAGTAGTTGACACCGCTGGAAGGCTTCTGTCACTCTAGCCTCCCACGCAATCACGGCACCATGACCGACGAAGAGATCCAAGAAATTATGTACATGCACGCAAACTGCTTCACCAATTACATCTGCTTCAGCGATCAGGGCGTGCTCGACTTTGCCCGTGCCGTGCTCGACCAAGCTGGATACAAAACACCAGAGCCACAACCAGAGCCTATCGGTGCCAGTTATGCCGACGCGATGTGGCGCTTTTCGGAAAGTGTGGACAAGCTGCAGGGCGTGTAGAGGAAGCGACTACTCAAGATCACGGTAATCGCCGTTGATTTCAGTGATTAGCACATCGGCTGCCTGCCAAAAACCTTCCTTTCGCAGCCATGAAGCGGCGTAGCAAACAGCTTCTAGAGCAGTTTCCCTGAAGTGGTGGGCGTCGTCACCGTTACTGATAACTTCGGTGATGGTATCAAGAAGGGTAATTTCGTTAGACATGGAAGTTGGAATGACTACTGGGCTTCAAGCTGGTCGGCTATATATTCCAGTTCAGTCATTGCAGCTTTCCAGCCCTCGTCAAACAACTCAGGCACGAACGGGCCAGGGTTGAATTGAGCAGCAGCTCGCAGGGCGGCGGCGATGGCTAGTCGGTCGGCGTTCCATCCATCCCCAACCGGGGCGTTTGAAGAAGCATCCAGCACCGCCTGCGCGGCGGGGGAGAGGTCAGGCATCGTATTCACTGCCACAAAAGTCTTGTTCTCTAGTGTGGTCAGCGGGCGCGGGCGTAGTTGAAGGGCGCCTCAGCAAAGGCGGCATAGATGTAGTTACCGCCATTTGCATTTGCCACGTCGGAAGGCGTCCAACGAAGTTTGAATCCGTTGCTAGTAAAATCCATTATGGTTTCTCCAAGATTAGTTTCCTGTGCCGAACTATTTGCGTGCAGTCTTAAATTAACAACGTTGTATGTATTTCTCGCTGAATCCACAATCATCCACAATGCATTAACTTGGTCGCTAATTGTTCCAGAGTAATGTTTGATCATCACCCACCTCGGCCTAAACCCGGTATACACAAAGGGGCCATCCGAGCTGCCGTTGCCGGTGTAGCTGCCAAAGCTAGAGTACCCGACTACTGGGGCGAAGCAGTAGGCGACGTAGGTGCGGCCAGATTCACAAGTTCTTCCGCTATTTCCGAGCGTTACAAGCGTTGAAGATGGTGCTGTTGAATTGAATGCAGTTGTGTCTGACGTTTGAACTGCGTTGGTAGATTGAAGCTGCAGAGTATTAGTAGGACCAAGATCCTTGTGGTACGTCACCCACCCATCCGCATTGCTTCGGCATTTAACGATGACAAGTGACGGTGCAACTCCTAAACCATGACCGACTGTGCCACCATTGGCACCGCTATAGGTGAGCACGGAGAACCCCGCACTGGTATTAGCCCTCACCTGAGAAGTGATGGAGCCTGCTGTGTTGTTGGTGTCGGTGGAGCTTCCGGCGTCCCAGGCCCAGGCGACGTATGTCTTTGAGCTTTGGTTACATTCAAGGTCACCAGGGCCAGCACTGTCAGCGCCAAGCGTGAAACCTGTTGATGTGTAGCCCGTAACTTGATCTGTGGTCGTTAGTTCAGCGCCAGTGGTGTTTGACCTGAGTCGCTGAGTCACGCCACGAACGACATCAGTTAAATGATGGTTGTAGCCGGCAGTGTCGCGGTTTTTAATCCACAGAAAATCTGGGTTGAACTGGAGGCTGCTGATCGTCTGCGTGCTACCTGTGCCTGTATAAAGAACCGTATCGAAGACCGTATTAGGCTTCGTGACTAATGGGGCGGGCAGGTTTGCCGTGCAGAGCGCCTTGAAGCCGCTGGGGGCCGTGTAGGCGAAGGGGCGTTGGCCGAAGTTGAACGATCCAGCGTCAGACCCATAAGCACTGATCGCTACGGTGTAGAAGATACCGGCAGGGAGCGAAAACGCCGCGCCTGTTTTTGATGCGCCGCTGGTTGGCACGCCTGAGTTTTGCCAAGTGCCGTTTTTAGAAAAATAGAGCGCACCATTGTCGAGGTCGTATGCAATACCGATTGTGTCGCCAGTTGTCCAAGAGTTGCCGTAAGCAGAGCTAGAGTTGTTGTTAATTTTGTTTCCGTTGAAGGAGTTATATGCGTAGCCAGTCGATGATGTTCCCATCAGACCTGACGTTGCAAAAGTAGATCCTGCAGCGTAAACACCAATCTGCGGATAACCCTGCACGGCGTTCAAGGTAAACTCGCAGTACCATTTCCCGGTTTGCGCGTAGATAGTCGATGCCGAAATCTTCCAGCTTGCAGATCCAGACGTGACATCAAGGTTTCCGTTTGAGAGCGTGTTGGCACTCTCCAGCGGATTCAGCGTCGCATAATTGCCCCTCACCTCACCCCCAACGCCCGTATCTGTCTGGGCCCCATTAGTGGGAACGTCTACGAGGGAGTCGTTTCCTGCACCAGCGGTGACCGACAGGTTGTTCGGCGTCCAGTTATTGCCGTTGCCACTAGTGTCCTTCCCTAGTGTGGTCGCGGTGTTGCTGCTGTTGTCCGCGAACTCCAGATGCCAGCCGTTGGTGCCGTAGCTGCCGGTATACGCCTTCGGGATGAGCTGGCCGGTGGTGGCGTCGGTTTCGGTGAAGCTGCTGGGGGTCAGCGCTTGGCCGTCGATGAAGTAGATGTCGGCGAGGTAGCCGTCATAAAAACTCCCAGAAAGGAGAGCTTTTTGACCAATAACATGTGGATTTGTTGTGTTCCAAAAAGTATCGTGATTTTGACTTGGGTAATTGGCTACAGCAAAAGCGGTGATCTGCGTTCCGTTTACGTATAACCTTACTCTGTTGGCTGCCGTGGCTTGCGTTGTGTCAACCGACGCAACGATGTGATACCAAGATGAAGGATCACGAAAAACCTGCGTTGTCCTTAGCTGCCAAATGTATGAGCTGTTGTATTCGTACAGCGAAAGCGTATTTTCTACTGACTCGTTAAAACACAAGGGGCTCTCATTAGACCCAGTGCGTGCATCCATCAATGTATCGGTGAGGCCACCCAGCCCACTCCGCTTCACCCACCCCGCCCAGGTCCAGGTCTTGCGGTTGCCAGCAGAGGCGGGAACTCTGGAACAGTAGGCACTGTCACTACTATTGAAGCGCAGGCTCCTGGAGATGCCCGTTGCAGCGGCAGCGGCGCTGTGCGCCAGGAGCGGGGTGGACGAGCCTGGTACCAGCATTAGTTGACGGTGTTGTCGAGGAGGGTGGCGGTGATCCGGCTAGCGGATTCCACAAAGTAGGCGATGACGTTGACGCTACTGAGCGTTGTGCTCATTGAGGGTGCGCCGCCTTTCCATTTCCAGGCAGTGGAGTAGGCCACAAGAGCTGCAGTGCCACTGTTCTGTGTGATGACGATACAGCCACTTTGGCCGGCTGTGATATTACTGGGCGTGGCCAGTGTCACAGTGCCGCCAGCGGGGAGGCTCAGGCTGAAGTTGTTGGCAGTGGCGAAGTCCAACGTGGTGGTTCCAGCCGTGACTGCGCCAAGGGCGCTGATGGTGCCACGCTGGGCGGCGGTAAACGACTGCGCCGTGGCCAGTGCTGCATAGCCGCTGATCGTTTGTCCTGCAGCGAACGTGATCGCTCCGGTCATCGTGCCACCGCTCTTGGGCAGCGCTGCGTTGGCCAGGTCGTAGGCGGTCTTGACCGCGTTGGGTGTGGCGGCTGTCGTTGTGCTGGTGCTGCTGGTGCTGTCGGTGAGTTGCAGCTTGCCGGCGACGCTGGTGCTGCCGCTAACGACGGTGGTTGCCCCAGTGTTGCTGATCGTTACATCGCCGCTCATGGCGACGGAAGTGGCCACGTTGCTGCTGTTGCCGACGAGGATGTTGGCGCTGGTCAGTGCGGCCAGCTTGCTGAAGGCGATGGCGGCGCTGGCGTTGATGTCCGCGTTGACGATGCTGGCGTTGCCGCTAACGATGACATTGCCGCTTTGGTCCGGGAAGGTGATAGTCCGGTCGGCGGTCGGGTCGGCGGCGGTCAGGTAGGTTTCGTAGGCGTTGGCAGTGGAGCCCTCAAACGCAAAGCTGCCGGCGCTGCCGATCAGCAGCTCGCCGGTCATCGTGCCACCGGCCAAGGCCAGCTTTTCTGTTTCTAGCTCGTCGAGGGCGGCCTGGACGTTGACAGCAGCAAGGCCGCCGCTGGGCGTGTAGCTAACTTGGTTGGCGGTGACGCTGGTGATCGTCTGGCTAACGTCCACCTCAGTCCACTCGTTGCCGTTCGACAGGACGATGTCAGGCGGTGCCAGGGCAACATTCGGGGCGTTGCCGCTGGTGATCGTGCCAGCCTCGGAAACAACCAAGTAGTAGCGGTTGTTGGCTGTGGCGGCGGCAGGTAGCGGCTGGCCGACGACCAGGCCGATGGCAGTACCTTCTGCGGTGACGGTAGCGATCAGGCCAGTGCCGCTTCCAGCGGAGGCGTCGAAGGTGCCAGCGAAGATGATTTCGCCCACCGAGATGCCGATGGGCTGGAAGACGTTACCGTCCCAGAGGAAAAGGTCGCGGGTGAGGGGATTGAAGAAGAACTGGCCGATCATGTCGGCCGTGGGCTGCGTTTCCCCGATTTTTGTGATGGAGTAATTTGCCAGCTTGGCGCCAGTGACGGTGTTGTTTGTGATGCGGGCAATATCGAGCGAACCGCTGGTCAGTTTGGTGGCCGGAAGGTCTGGAATGTCGCCTGCAACTAGCGCCGTGGCATTGGTGATGTGGCCTTGGGCGTCGAAGGTGATGCCGTTTTGCGTGGTGCCTGCAACGCTGTTGGAGTGGTTGAGGACGCCGCTGCCGTCAACGCTGAGGCCAGTGCCGGGGCGAACGGCGCCGGTAAGGGCGCTGGTGGCAACAGGCAAATCGGAGCCAGCAACAGCAGTGCTGGCGGTGATCAGGCCTTGTGCGTTGTAGGTGAGTTTGCGGAGGGAGTCGGTGACAGGGGTGACGGTGTTGTTGATGACGGCGGTGTCGCCACTCATTGTCAGGCCGCCGCCATTGATGATGACGCCGCCTTTCGCGCTCGTGGTGGCCGTGGGGAGATCAGCGCCAGCGATGGTGCGGTAGCTGACGGCTCCAGCAGAGCCAGTCGGGCCTGCGAGGAATTGGCCGGCGGCGCCTGTGTTGTCGAGGCTGGTGCCAACAGTGGCGGTGTCGCCGCTGGTGCTGACGGTGATGTTGACGATGCCGCTGGTGTCAGCCGTGATCGTGTTGATCGAGCCAGCAGCTTTAACCGAGTTCCAAGTGCTGTTCTGCCAAAGGTAGATCTTGACGGTGTCGGTGGTGAAGCCGAGTTGACCGATGAAGTCGCCAGTGACTGCATCGAGGGCAGCTTTGCTGGCGGCAACGATGCAGGTGCTTTGGTCTCCGAGTTTGGCGGCCGTTACAGCGTCGGCGCCAATCTTGGTGGCAGTGACAGAGCCAGTGGCAAGCGATGCCTCGACAATGGATCCAGCGGCAAAGCTGATCTTGGCGCTAGGGATCTCGGCGTTCGAGATGAGGTCGGCGCCGTATGCGATGAGGTCGCTGACCGTGATTTTCTTGGTTTCGCTGGCGCTGATGTCCGCGATGGCCAGTTCGTCCGTGGCTGCGAGGTTGGCACCAGCGAGGGCCTGCAGCTCTGTAATTTTGAGGTCTGCCAAGGGTTAGTCCTCCTGCTCCAAGGCCAAGTACGAGCTGGCGTCTTGCTCAAGCTCAAGTCTATCGCCGTTTTCCTGCAGCAAGTATTCGAGCTGACCCACGCCCGTGCGGAGACGGATGGGGCCAGTTGTGATGAAGTCGGCGGTCACTTCAACAATCGAGCCAGGCTGGAACGCAACGGCTGCGTTTGTAATGATTGCACTAATACTGTAATAGATTTTGTCGTTTAATTCGTCTTGTTGGCCAGTTGGAGAATAGTTTTCTGTTTTGACGAACAGTTCGGCGTCAAATTCGCTGCCAACTTCGGTGCGGAGGATTAGCTGCAGCAGGTAGTTGCCGCTTTCTGCGACGGTGTCGAGGTAGTCCCAGTGGCAGGAGATGGTGCCCGAGCCGGACATTAAGCCGCTGTACTGGCTGCGGAACTCTTCTGACAGCGCCGTAACGTCGATGGCCTCGCGGTTGGTGTTGATCTCATAGGAGGTGACTGCCCCAAGCAAACGGGTGCTGGCGTTTTCGACTTTGACGCGGATGGGGATGTCGGAAGCGATGGAGGCAAGTGTGATGGCCGAGGCTTGTTCGCCGTCGAGGGACGCGGCGAAGTTGTTGTACAGGCGGATGCCGCCCATGTCGTCAACGAAGACGTACCACTTACCGCTGCTTTGCTTGGTGTTGTTGGCCCAGCCGTCGGTACCAACGAAGCCGAGGACGACGCCGTTGGTGCTGGTGATTTCGATTTGATCGCCGCTGATCAGGAAGCCGGGCTCGAAGTCGAAGCTGAACCGGCGGCTGCTGACGTTGATGTCGCTGGCGTTGACGACAGAGGTCTTTTCGCCTTCGTCGCTTTTGCGGCGGAGGGCGACGCGACCGTAAGCGCCAAGGTAGGTGGACATCAGATGGCCACTCCTGTTGCAGCACCAGAACCCTGGAAGCTGATCTGGGCGCTCACCACTTCGCCAACGCTGGCGCCGTAGGAGGCGCTGGTGATGAAGGCGTTGAGGGTGACGGTCTTGCTGCCGAGCGCCAGGATGAAAGCGATGGGGGAAGTGCTGGGGGCGCCAGTGCTGATGACGCGCTTGACCTGGGTGGCGGCGTCGTTGCGGGCGGTGTCGTCTTCGTAGTACAGAAGCGTGGCCGAGCCGCTGTATGAGCGGATGCCGGGCGTGTAGCTGCGGTCGTCGTCGCCCAGCGTGGTGGTCTCCAGCATCTCGAGGTCGGCCTGCAGGGACCAGTTAGTCACCTTCACCTGCGTGGTGCCAGCGATGCTGAGGGTGCCGTCTTTGCCGGTGTAGTACTTGCTCATGATGTGGTCACGACCAGGCGGATGGTTACGGTGCTACGACCGGGCTTGACGCTGGCAATATCCGGGGGCTCTGCATAACGATAACGCAGCCCTGATTGTGGTACAAAAGTAGAGCTGTTGCCGGTCCAGCCGGCTTTGGCGTTGTCGGGCAGGTCGAAGGCGGAGAAGGTGCCTTTGGTGGTGTCGTAGCTAGAGATGAAGAGGTCGGCGTCTGCGTCGCTGATGTTCTGGTAGGTCAGTTCCAACGTGCCGCCGACGCGCTTGTTGCCGTAGAGGATGCGGGATTCGGCGCCGCTTTGCGTGCGAAACAACTTGACCGGGTAGTCGCCCGGATTGAAAGTGCGGCTCGATGGTCGGAGGTTTGGCAGGGTCATCAGTCAGGTGCCAGGTCGCTTACCACCGTGAATCCATTGTAAGAAGGCTTGAGTTCATTAGCGACCACGCTGTAGCCGTTTTCGTCGATGGGGAAGTAGCTGGCGCTGATGCGTGCCAGGCCTTCTTCGTCGAGGTCGATGGAGTCGACCATGTAGACAAGCGAGCGCGTTGTTGTGTCTTTGATGGCAAAGATTGAGCCGAACAGTTTGTTGGCTTTGGGCTGGCCGTCAACGATGCTGATGGCGAGCGTGTCTTCGTTGACCTCGTTGTCGTTGCGGTCCCAGTAGTACACCTGCACGCTTTGGCCGTTGGTGAGCTGAGCTGGCGTGATGATGGCGCCGTTGTCTTTGATGATGCCGGATGCACCAGGCTGGACGTAGCTGGCTTGCGTCACCACGCGGATGAAGTCGCCGGGCGCTAGGCCAAGGCCGTAGGGCAGCGTCTGGAAGCTGACCACATGGGTTCGGTGACGGCGGGCGCTCAGGGCGTACTTGGCGAACAGTTCGGCGTGGTAGCGGCTGGTGATGTGGGTGAAGTTGAACTCCTCCAGTGGGCCGTTGGGCTGGTCTGTGTAGTACACGACTGCTGTTTGCTCTTGCGGGAAGCGGTTGGGCAGTTCGGTGCGGTAGCGCACCATGGCACGAATGGGCAGGCGCTCTTGAGCTTGGACGTATTCCAGTTGGAAGGAGTCCTCGATGATGTTGCCTTCGGTGAAGATGCCCGATCGTGTAGTTGCGTGTGGTGTCGATGGGGAGGGCAGGTTCGATTGAAAACTTGCCGCCGCGCATGACAAGGTTGCAAAGCAGCGAAGTGCTGATGCGTGCCAGGAATTCGCGCAGGTTTTGCGGTTCGACGATCACGTCGTCGTAATACAAGTAGTTGGCCTCCAGGAACATTGCCGTGCGGGCAAACTGAGCCTTGTCGATGAGGTCGGAGCTGATCAGCTCGCCAGCTCCCGTTTGGATGTTGGTGAGTAAGTAGTAGGCGAGGTCAGTGAAAATGTTGGAAGAGCTAGTGGTTTCAACAATGTTGCCGTTGCTGGTCAGGCGCAGATTGGTAACGCTGATGCCGTTCTTTGCGTAAATGTGAAGCTGTTCCAGTTGGTTCAGTTCTGCTGTGCTGCGGAGCTTGAGCCCCGCCATGGCGCAGCCCGTGTATGTGGCTGGGCTGTTGCTGCGAGGAGCAATGGTTTCGTTGATATAGACAATCTCATGCTCTGGACCATTGTCACAACTGCGCGAAATCAAATTTGCGTAGTGTGATACCTCGGCAATGCCTACATTGCCTTCAAATGTTCTTTCGCCACCGAGAGTGGGCGGAGAACTGATGGGAACTGGCGCGACAATTTGGAAGTAGTAGTCAATGGTGATGGCGGGATTTCGCAGAACGCTGCGAATGACAAAGATTTCGTTGCCAGTCCAACTGCCGGTCAACTGCAAAATTTCGATGTTGTCTGGCTCTACAATTTCCCACCAGTGACTCAGGAAGTTTGTAGCTGTTATGTTTTCTGGCGTGGTGTACAAGCGCAGCTTCATCTTTAGTCGCACAACACGACCACCCTGGTCGTAGCGAAATGCGGTGCTATCGGATTCGGAAAATGTGTAAATGCCGCCAACGTTGAAGGGGAAGTATGTGATAACTGGAGTGCCATGGAAAGTGTTGTGTTCTGCTCCTCGTGGATCGGGATCTTTGTCGATGGCTTTAGCGATACCGTTGCTGATACGAAATCCGTTTGCGTTTATGTCCAACGCATCTGAGGCTATTGCCTTGAGGAATCGGACACGCGACGGGGGAGGGGTGTATGTTGAGGCCCCTCCTTGATACACGGGATTGCTGATCATTTCCGGCGCCAGTGCCAGCTCTTTTACGCTGGCGGGCTTTGCCATCATGTACAGCGTAAACAGCCCGTAGTTTGTTGTTTTTGTTTGCGAAATGTACTGACCTTCAGCATAAGGAACAGCGCCTTCTACATAGAGTCGGTAGCAAGGGCCTTCCACGGTTATGCCGTTGATGGTTGCTTTTGTGTAGGAACCGTCGGCGTTGCGTATCTGATTGATTTCACCTGAAGTGACAGGACGCAGTCTGAACTCGTACTGCCCGAATCCGTGGGCGATGCGGATAAAGTTGAACTGATCTTGCGGGGCTGATCCAACCACCGCAAAGGGATGGTCATTTAGTTTCTCCCAGCCCTGATTAAAAGCATATGACTGGTTGGCAGGCCTGACGTAGACGTCAAAGAACGAGGCTCGCTGGATGTATGACTGGTTTGTTCCAGCGGTTAGTGCAATGTTCTGAACGTCGTAATCCCGTAGTTTTGTTACGTTGGGAACTGATTTGAAATTGCAGATGCCGTTTAGTTTGTTCCAGACATTGCTTTTGATGCCTATTTCAGTGACGTTACAGCTACGGCTATTTTGGAACGATGCGATGTCGGCTTTGCAGATTGGGAACCAGGCTTGGCCGATGTCATAGATTGCCCCGTCTGGCCCTTCTGGGAGATTGGTTTCGGTGTTGACGAAGCCACGGTGACACACGCCGACCTTCCCGACTGTCCCATCGAAGACTTCTTTGCACACCAAAGTAACAGTGCGAGGCTGTAAGTCGCTGCGATCGTATATTGTATTGGCTGGATTTCTGGCGGTAACCTGAAAAATACAGTTACCGATCATCCATTTGGTGCCGATCTTTAGTAAGTCATCTTGCTGTTCGTGTTCGGCTTGGATGGCGTCGCGCACCTGCCGGTTGTCCACGGCATTAACGTCGGGGTTGGCATACAAAAAACCATCGCCTGTGTTGCGGTTTTTGTTTGCAACAATGTTGGGGTTGTTGTTGTCGTAGTAAAGCTCGTCCCTGACGCGCCCCTCGTTGTAGATGATCGTGATTTGATCGCCTACTTGCGTGTCTACTTTTAAGCCTTGGCTTCGATCTCCTGGTGCAGTTGTCACCTGACCGTTTCTTATGTGCTCGACGATTCCGAACTGGCGAGCATAGTTACGTCCCACGCCAGCCATTTTGGGGTTGCCGGCGATCTGGAAGCGCTTGGCAACTGGGGTTTGACCGGCCTGTTCTGAGGAGGCGCCGGGATAGGGCACGATTTCCCAGTTAAGGCGGTAAGGGGTGCCGTTCGGCAAGCCGTTGTACACGCCAAAAACGGCGCGGTTAGTCAAGGAATAAGCATGGCTAAACCCTGTGCTTTCCAGGCCGCTAAACGTGTGGTTTCTAAATGCGTTTTCGCGCTCGCCTTCGCCTATCCAGAAATCTCCATAGCGGCGATGGAGTCCCAGAAGCCTGCTTTGCCCGGTTGTATTTTTGTTGCCCTCAAATGTTGCTGGTCGATAGTCAGAGCTATTTGGTACTGGCTCACCGCCGGAATAGTAATACCACCGGAAGTCGGATTCTTGGAGGGCATCAAGAGGGGCTTGGCCGATGTAAATACCAGCGCGGTCTTCGTTGCGGGCTGCTTCTGTGTCGTATGGGCCTCTGGATACAGGAGACTGTCCCAGCAGAAAGACCAGGTCGACGGACTGGTAGCTGCCGTGGGAGTACATGCGGCTCCACACCAGCTTGGGGGCGACCATGATGCCACCGACGTAGGAGAAGTCGCTGCGGCTAGGAGGGAGCTGGACGTATTTTTGCCTGGTGAAGACAATGGGAATCGTTTCGCCGTAGCGGCTTAGTTCTTGGCTGGCCTGAAAGCCGTATGTTGGGGCGAAGCGATCGCGGCCGACGATGCTGTCGAGCTGCCGGTTCTCAATCCCTTTGGGCGCCGATGGCGGCTTGGGCGCCAGTAGCAGCGAAAGGCCTTGGGAAACGACGCCGAGAACCAGTGAGATAATGGCAATGATTTCCGCGCCTGTGTTCTCAATGTCTGGAATATGGGCGTACTCCGCCGGACGTTCGCGGCTGAGCCAGTCGATGCGTTGCTTGAACTCCAGATATTCTTGTTCGGTGCAGCCCAGCTCTTGGACTAGTTGGCGCTCGTAGGGGAGCAGTTGCTGCGGTAGCAGCGGAGTGCAGGAAACGCCGTAAGCGGGTGCCAGGTGGCCGCTTGCAGACTGGCTGTTATGTAGAGGATGCCGTCCTGCCAAACTGTCCCGAAAGCGTAATTCTTGTGTGGTAGGAGAACCACGTCTCCATCATACAAAGGATCTAGCACGCGGCGTCCCCAGTCGTGGATAGCCTTGAGGATTTGACGAGGCGGGGCGTCGTACCAGCAGGGGTCGAAATCGGGGGTGGCGATGCCGAGGCGGTCGAGGGCTGTGTAGACGAGGTGGATGCAGTCGATGGCGCCATCAGGGTCGGTGCCGTCTGCGCCGAGGCGGTAGGGGCGACCGATCAGGTCGTACATCAGCTCAGGCGGACCTGTGCAGTGGTGGGCAGCGGGCCAAACACGTCTTCAGTGATGCGGCGTCTCGGCACGTCACCACCAACTGCGTCAAGGACTGAAGAGATCTCCAAGCGGAGTTCGGCGTCGCTCCAGATGGCGCCAGCTACTTGACCTGCGTAAGAGCTGAGCACGCGGTAGTCGGCCTTGTTGTCGGGGTTGAGCATCAGCATGTCCACCAGCACCACCCAACTGCCATCGACCAACGTGGAGGCCCAGCTACGACTGAGGGAGTTGTTGGGCAGGGCGAGCTGCGTGGACTGGTTGTCGCCGCTGCGATTGACCGTTACGCCAGAGAAGCCAAACGGCAGGAAGCCGTGGGTGTTGCCGTTGTAGGCGACGTTTTCGTTGATCCAGAAGTTCTGGAAGTAAAGCGGGGCGGCGCCAGCCGTGCGAGGCTTGGCGGTCAGCATGTGACCTAGGGCTATTTCGGTCTTGAAGCTGGTGTCCATCAGTTCATGCCGAGGCGGCTACGAGTGGCGCGGGACTGCTGCAGGCGGCGAAGGGTGCGCTGTTCGCCTTGCGTGGCGCCTTGCTGGGCGGCTTGGGCCATGCCAGCGCGGAACTGGTCGGCGGTGACGTAATCAACGGAGTTGATGCGTTCCACGGTGTAGCGCACGTCGATGGCGGCTGGTGCCATTGTGGCGGTGCCGCCGCTGCTGGTGTCGTCGCCAGCCGGGATGACTGCAGAGCCGCGTGCGCCAGCAGCATACCGGCTCATGGCGGAGCGCATCTTGCTGGCGGGGATGATGTATTCGGATTCACCGCCTTCGCCAACCACGGCGTTGGTAGGACCTGTAACGAAGCCGCCGTCGGCAAATGCAAGTGGCGTTGAATACTGACCAACAAGTGGATTAGCAAAACCGCCTTGGAGACTGGAGCCAGGCAAACCGCCTACAGATGTGCCGGTGTTAGCGCTACCACCTCCGCTGAGGCCGGCGAACATTTTGGCGATGCCGATTGCGATGTAGGTGGCGATCATCTGTTGGGCAGCGCTGATCAGGGCGTTGCCGATCGCGTTTAGGAAGTCGGCAAATACCTGTTCGGCTGTCTTGGTGCCGCGTACCATCTCTGCTACGCCGAAAGTAACGGCGTTGGCGATCTCTCCGCTGGCTGTTTGGATGAGTTGGCCGTAGCGCTCGAAGAATTGTTGCAGGCGGAGTTGCCGGTGCTCCAGTTGGTCCAGCAGCCCAAGCTCTTGCTGCATAAGGACGAGCTTTGCTTGCTGCGCAGCCAAGTCATTTTGTTTGGCTTTTAATGCGTTTGCGTCCAAAGAACTAGAATTTATGTCTTTGGTAAGTTTTGTTATTTCTCTTTCTAGTGGCAAAAGAGTTTCTCTTGCGCGTATGCGTTGTTCGAATAGCTGTTTTTCTTGTTGCAGTAAATCGGCAGGGCTGGTAAATCCAGCAATGTCGAAAGATACTTTTTGCTGTTGCTGCCGTACAGATGCAACACTATCTTCGATGTCTTGTTGTCTTTGGGTAGCCGCTAACTCCTCTTCGAGTTTTAGTCTATTTTTACGACGTTCAGCCTGGGCTGCTTCCAAGTCATTTTGTTGTTGTAGCAGGTTGAGACGTCTTGCGTACGCGGCATTGATTAGATTCTGTTCTTCTGCATTTTTTGTGCCCAGCAAAGCAGCTTGGCGATCGCGTTCCAGGGCTGTCTCCTTCGCAAAAGCAATTTTGTCTTGTGCTTGGAGCTGGGCTTCGAGGCCGCCTAGTTCGCCTTTAAGGAAAGTTTCCCGTGCAATCTGAGCTTGTGTTTGCTCGACGAACACAGAAAGGACTTGGCTCTGTAAATTTAGTATTTGAATTCTTGCTTGAATTTCTTTTTGGGCAGCTTGTTCGGCGGCTTGGCGTGCTTCTTCTGCTCGCCGGGTCAATTCTTGTGTGCGGGTGCGTTCTATTTCACCTAATTTTATCGACAGGTTTAAGTTTGCTGCTCGTATGAGTTGTTCATTCTGCGCCAGGTCTACTTCGCCTTTTTTCAGCTGAAGACTAATTTTTGTTAGTTCGTTTTCGTATTCTTTTTGGGCTGTTTGTCTTTGTAGTGTAACGTAGCGATCCAGGTCTGTTTTTGCGTTTACTGCAGTTAGTTGGACCTGCAAGCGCAGTAAATCGTTACTTTTAGTAAGTTCGGCTGTTCTTTCTCTTGCGGCGCTTGTTTGTGCATCGTTGCCTGCGCCCGGTTGTTGACCGAAACCGCTGATAAAGTCTGTTGCTCCCCTTACTAAAGTAGCAGCATTTACTCCAGGTACCGCACTGATTAGACCTTGGAGCAAACGCTGGTCGCGTATGGGTTTCAGTGCATCATCAATACGGGCCGCGCCAGCAATAATTGTTGTTACGAGTCGTTGGAAACCTGTTGTAAATACAAATGTGTTATCGCCCAGTTGCTTAAACGCTGTGGCATTTTCGACCCCTACTTGCCTAGCAAGCTCATTAAATGCTACTTCCGCGGCCTTAGCTGTTTGCCCGGATGCTTGTAGATTCTGGATTTGTTTTTTGATGGATGGGTCTAGATACCCAAGTTGTTGTTCGAGATAGCCTGCGGCGTCGCCGCCTTCACGTAAAGAAACAGAAAAGTCTTTAGCAGACTGTATAGCTTGGTCAAATACACTTCCTAGGGCTGTGCCGACAAGGGACAAACCAAAACCAAATTGGCCGCCGGCCATACCGCCGGCAAAACCACCAGCACCGCCGCCGATAGACGCGCCTAAGCCTTGACCGAAAAGCAGCGGAAAGGCGCCACCAATAATGGCGTTACTTGTAGCTTCTCTTGTTTTTTCTCGTTGTTTGAGAGCATTTGCATTTCTATCTAAAATTTTCCCTAAACGCAGTTCAAATAGTTCTTCTCTTGAAGCAATATCTAGACTTTGCCTGCGTATTTTATTTTCTTCTTGACGGATGCGTAAAATAGCTTGTTCGTTTGCTTGCTGGCGTTGACTAGCAGAAAAACCACCGCTGAAACCTGGGCCACCGGGGCCTAGTTCAACGGTGCCGGACACTGGAGCAGCCCGTAGTAATCCCTGACGTTTTTTTATCTCTGTATCTAGTAAAAACAATCGGCGTTGACGTACTGTGTTTTCTTCGCCCATTGCTTGAGCAAGGGCTTTTATAGCATCGGTTTCGTCTCGTGAGCCAAGTTCAGCTTTATTTAGTGCAGCAGCAGCTTGATTTACGGCTTTTGTGTAATTAGCTACGCTTTGTATTGGTGCGTTAAAAGTATTGGCTAGGTCGTCTAGTCTATTTATACGCTTGCTTAGGTCTTCGATAGTGTTTCGAAGATCGCGGAGTTTTTCCGTACCCCTTACGCCGATTTCGATTTCTGCTCTGTAGGCCACGGCGTTGGCGTGTGGACTGGTACTTCAGTTTACGCGACAAAAAGGCCGCCGGGGTTAGCGGCGGCGTTTGGCCTTTTCCAGCTCTTTTTGCTGGTCCTCGTTGAGGATCTGGAAGTAGGCGCTCCAGCCGATCAGTTCTTCGGCGGTCATGGTGGCCCGGACTGCGCTGAGGGACATGCCTAGCTCTTTGGCGACTCCGAACTGGAGCATGAGCCAGTTGTCCTTGCGGAGTTCGGTGCTTAGTTCTTTGGGTCGATGGGCTCGGCGTCGTCGGTGATGATGGCCAGCATCAGGGCTTGGAGGTCCTTGTCCTTGACCTCGTTTTTGAGGACGTCGATCTCGCCCGGGCTGAAGAGCTTGGTGCCCGAGTTATCGAGAGCTTTGGTGATCAAAAGCTGGAGGGCGAAGGCGGTGGCGTCGTCGGACTTGGCCTGCTTTTGGGCACGTTCGCGCTCGGCCATGGTCAGCGGGGTGACCCACATCTCGAAGGTGCTGCCGTCGCTGAGTTCGACGGACTTTTTGACGGGCTCAAGGTTGGCGGCCTTGCGGAGGCGGTCGATAGCGCGGACTGGAACAGGCATAAAAGCGACTGTTGGATGTTTTTACTGTAGCGCAATAGACACGAAAAAGCCCCGGTTTCCCGGGGCCGTGGGGTGTTCCAGGTGGTGGATCAGGACTGGGCGAAGTCGAAGGTGGGGGTGCCGGCGGGGCGGAAGTTGACGGTCACCGATTGGGCGTCGTCGGGGTTGATGTTGAGGCTGGCCGAGGTCAGCACGGCGTCGAAGGAGATCGAGCGGCTGAGGGTTTCGCTCAGGGTGCCGCCGCTGAAGACGCGGTCGGTGTAGAGCTTGAAGGCGGCGCCGGTTTGCTGGCGCTGCAGCACGTCCTGGATCATGCGGTTGGACAGGGCGGCGTCCTCGTTGGTCATGTAGACCGTGGCGGTGCCGGTGCCGTCGCCGAAGCCGCTGATGTAGCTGCGGAAGGGGACGTATTGACCGGGGGTTTGGCCGATCGTGGTGACGTCGATTTCCTGGCGGCTGATTTCAAAACTCCAGTCGCGGACTTGGCCGACGACGGCGAAAGCGGCGTACTCGACCTGGAACTCGTTGGGGGCAACGGCCGTGCCATCGTCGGTGATGTCGACGGCGGCGCCACCTGCAGTTGCGGAGACCTGCAGAGCACCGGTGGAGGCGGTGTACGAGATGACGTAGTAGGTGGTGGCAGCGCTGAGGCCGGCGGGGAGGGTGCCGCTACCGGAGCCCCCGGTCTGGCTGTTGATCACGCTGAAGACAACGGGGTCGCCAACCTTGAAGTTCAGGAAAGTCTGAACTGTGATGGTGTCGGTGGCGGTGGTTACGTTGGATTCACCGAACGATCCGGTGGTTCCAGCGGGCTTGTAGTAGAGGGCGCCGGACGTGCCGGACAGGACGGTGGTGGCCATGGGGCGTACCAGTAAATGTCGTGGTGGGGGCGGGCACTGCCCGGCTTAGTACAGATTAGCGTCTTCTGTACTGTGTTTCTAGGAAAGAACTGTGGCGACGTAGCTGGTGTCGATTCTTCCCATGAAAAGAGGAGAATCTTCAGTGGCGGAAAATGCGGGGCCGTTTATCTCACCGACGCGGAAGTAGACGCCTGTTGAAGGCTTTGCGGTGTTATTGATTGTTTCGAGGGCGTTTACTGCGGTGGTGATAAGCGTTTGATTGCGGGCGGGACCTTTGCCTTTTTCGGTGAAGATGCGGATGACAACAGCGCCACGGGCGTTGTCCATGCTGCCCACGAGCATGGGTTCGTTGGTTAGCCCGAAGGTGACGTTGACTTTTACATGTTCGGTTGTGGTGTTGGCGGGGGCGGCGGTGATGTTGTCAAAGTAGACAGGGACTGGGGGCACCAGTGCGCTGAACGCGGTTAGGAGTGGGTTTTCGACCGCGGCGCGGATGGCTTGGTAGTTCATGTGAAGCGGTTGTTGAGGGCGGAGTCCATCTCAAGTTTTACGGCGCGGTCGATTTGTGAGCTGGCAAAGGTGGCGAACCAGTCGAGCGGGGCTGTGCGACTGGAGTTGCTGTCGCCAGAACCGCCGCCTCCGATGGCGCCACGGTAAGAAACTTGGGCGCGGGGGCCGCTCAGTTCGTGTTTCTTGCGGCCGATGGCTGTAGTGGGGATTGGGGTTAGACGACGGGCGTAGTACTGGCGGTCGTGTTGGACGGCGTCAATCGCTTCCAGGGCATGAGGTGCGAAGTTCGAGATTGTGAAGACGACGCTGTTTTTGGTCAGGAAACTTTTTGTTACTTGAAGGCCGGTCAAGACCGGAGTGGTTATGGATACGGGTTCGCCGGGCTGGCCGGTGCCTTTTTTGAGGATGGTCGGGGTTTGGATTTGCCAAGAGTTGGAGAACTGGCCGCTCCAGTTGGGGCCGGCCTGCTGGAGTTCACGGACGAGGCGTTCGGCGACGCGTTTTGGGCCGTTGTAGACCGTAGTGGCGGCTACGCGATCCAGCTCTTGCAGGATATTGAGACCACCTTTCCAAAAACCCTTGCGTGCCATTACTGGGGCCTCGCAATGATGGTGTGAAGGATGGGGGAGTCGCCGCGGTAGCTGGTGATGTTGATGATTTTGGCCTCGCGGGTGACGCCGGCTTGGGTGTACTGGATGCGGTCTGCCTCGGTGGGGTAGTACGTGCCAAGCTCGCTGGCGCTCATGATGATTTTGATGTCGGTGGACTGGTACAGGCCCTCGGATTCGCGGGAGCTGATGGGTGAGATCAGGCCTTTGGCGGTGACGTTGGTGTCGGCTCCAGTGATGTTGCCCGTGGTGGGGTCGTAGGTGCGGGGGGTGGCGGTTTTGATGAACGTGATGGATTGGCCCCAGTCCGCGATGAGGGATGGGGGGATGGAGGCGAAGGTGTCGTCGATCAGGCCCATGTCAGCCTCGGAATAGACGGACGGCGTAGTTGGCGGCCCCGCCCATGCAGTAGGGGCCGAGGTAGGACTGGAGCCAGGGGTAGACGTCGAAGACGTTGTTGATGAGGCCGCTGGTTTGTGAAGTTTTGTTGTATTTGACGCGGAGGTCGCCGAGTTCGACTTCGTCGTAGATGCCTGTGGTGCCGGTGGTGCCGGTGATGGCGTCGGTGTCGTTGGCGAGGGCCCGGGCCAGCTCGTAGGTGGCAGTTTTAATCGGGTCCGGGATCAGGGTGCAGGCGAGGTCGATGCCGTCGACCGTGTAGTCCTCGCGGGGCCACTTCAGGGCTTGCGTGGTGGTGCAGCGGTCGCCGTAGAAGCTCAGGCCGTCGATCCAGCGGGTGGCGGAGATAAGAGAGCGGTTCTTTTGGTCGTCGGTCTTGTTGGTCCAGGTGGAGGAGTCGGGGACCGTCTCGAAGTAGGCGTTGGCAGCCGCGAGCGTCACGTACGAGTTGGCGTTGGCGCCAGACAAGGTTGCGTCGATGGCGGCAGGCACGGTCAGTACAGTCTTTGTCTGAGTCTAGCCTCGGTTGTGAGTTTTCTTTGTTTCTTGGGTTGACTTAGCACGGTGGCGTGATAAACCTCGGCTCCAGACATTTCGAGTTCGGCTTGGAGTTCGGTGTGCTGGCCGTAGGGGATGTCGATGAACCGTCTGCGGTTATCCTGTAGTACGAATAGACGGACCTGTTTCATGACTACTCGGAAAGTGACCTCGGAGTCCAGCGTAAGCGCGGCTTCGGCTAAGGCGGTGGATGCAAAGAAGCCGCGGGAGTGGGCGAATGTCGTTAAGGAGATTCGTGCCATGCGTGAGGAGGGCGCGAATGTGCCAGAGATTTGCGAGAAGCTGGAGGTCTCGTATGTGCTGGTGAACCAGCTCATCCTGCAGTCGTACAAGATGGCGATTGATTCGGTGCAGGTGTTCGAGAGGCAGGAGAAGATGCGGTTGGGGATCGAGTGACATGAAAAAAGGCCCCCGGTTGGGGGCCTTGCTTATGTGCCTGGAGATCAGGCGTAAGCGGAGGTGTCCAGCGGGGTGTTGACCAGCAGGCGCACGATGGGCACCATCTTGGTGGTGCTGTAGACCAGGCCCCAGTTGCCGGTGGTCGCAAGGGCGGCGTTGGTCGGGTTGTCAGTGGCGTTGGAATACTTGGTGCCAGTGACGTGGTAGCCGTAGTGGTAGTCCACTGCGACGACATCCTGCATGGAGAGGATGTTGCGGTCGGCGGCGAGGCGCAGGTCCTGCTGGATGCCCTCGGAGATCACGCCGGACTTGAACAGGTAGACGGGGTACTTAACCGCGTGGGTGGCAGTACCGCCGGTCAGGTAGGTCAGCTGGTCGTCGATGACGACGCGCAGACCGGCGAAGGTGGCAACTTCGGGTTGGGTAACGCCCACACCGCCGCCGCCCCAGACGATCGAGCCGGCTGCCGACAGGGCCGAGGTGCTGAAGGTCAGCATCCCGACTTGCTGCAGGTAGAAGGCAACGTTCGAGTGCATGGCGATGGCGTCAAGCTCGTCGCCGCGCTCACCGAGCTTGGCTTTGGCCTTGACGATGTTGGCCACGTTCAGGTAGTTGGTCTCGGTGACCGAGCCGGGGACGCCGGCGTAGGAGGCGTCCAGTTGGTTGGCGCCAATCACACCAGCAGCCGAGATGCCGCCGAAAAGACCCAGGAGCTGGTTCTTCAGGGTGGTGGTCTTGAGCTTGTTGATGGCGGCGGTCAGCTGGTTGCGGACGTGGGCCAGGGGGTCGGCGCCCGAGCCGAGCTTGCTGAGATCGTCTGCGGCGTAGGCAAAGCCACGGTGCAGGATCGTCATGATTTGCTCGTCGGCGGTCGACTTCTGAGGGGTCAGATAGCCAGCGCCAGAGGTGCCCCAGGCGGCCGAGGAGAGGATTTGCTCTTCGGTGGGGTTGATGGGGT